TCAGGTAACCGGAACGATACCGCTGCCTGGCGTCGGCGCCATAACAAAAGTCCATGGGTCTCCCCAATGCTGCACCTGTGGTTCGCTGAGCTGCGCCATCAGGGCAACGGACTCATGAAAGATCGCGACCGAAAACATTTGCCCGGCTTCAAAATGGTACTTGAGAAAAAAGCTGGGTTCGGTGTTCCACTTGCCCATTTGCAGGATTGCCTGCTTTGGAATCGAGGCAATCATCCTTTGTACACTTTGGACCGCCGCCGCGTTCTGGACGTGCGTCCATTGAGTATTGATCCGACAATCCTTTGATGCGGGCTGACCGCGTTCTTGGTAATAAATCGCGAGAGCCAGCTTCGCCGAGATCCGGCAAAGCTCCAGGTCTATTTCCGGCTGATTTACGTCAATCGCGCCACCGATTCTCAATAGTCCGCGTTCCTGTATCAAAACGCGCTGGCCGCGCATTTTCTCGAGCAGTCCTGGAAATGATCCAGCGACGGAGCGGACAACGCCGCCAAGCCGGTTAAAATCCCGCGCTGCATTAGTCCGACGTGACCCGGCAAAGCGACACAGGAACGCCAACAGTGCTTCACCAGCACTAGTCTGTCGGTTGCAGTGGGAGCACGCCGGAAATTCAAGACCCTTCGGCCGATGCTTATCGGGGAACACGATTTTGGCCGGCTGATGATCCACTTCCACAGCGGGAGTCTGCCCACCGCAAAAGCAGCACATGGGATGCTGCTTAAGAAAATCGGTGTTAGCCAGCTTTACCCCCTTGAATCACTCGCAGCGCCTTCGCTGCGGGCGGCAAGTCAGGCGGCCGCGGCGGTGGACCGAAGTCAGGATAGTACGCCTTACAGCCGTCGTGGTGGCGCGAGCGCGTTTCCCGCCACGCGCAATCTGCCGTGAGCCGGCGTAGCAGGATCCTCGAGCTCACGCCGTACTTGAGAACGAGGCGGGACGAGCTTCCAGCTTTTCCGGTCCTCTTGCATTGGGTCACACCGGATTCGAAGTCGGACACTGGGGGTAGTTCCAGTGGTCGCGAGAGAAGGTGCCGGTAGTTGCTGGTAGTTGCTGGTAGTTTCACATGCTCTCCATGTTGAACTGAGGCGCCAGCAAGCCGATTCACTGGTGATGTTCCAGTGGCTCGGCAAAGCCTTCGAGAGGAAAGCGAGCTCCGCACTCGCGGATCCCGCGCCGTGGCTCTTCGAGCTATTCGGCGCCGTGCAAACCGCTGCCGGCAAGAACGTGTCGCCGCAAACCGCTCTGCGGTGCCCCGCCGTCGCGTGCGCCGTCCGTGCGATCGCCGAGCCGCTGGGTCAGCTTCCCGTCATCGTCTACCGCCGGGCTGCGAACGAAAGCAAAGAACGCGCGCACGATCACCCGGCCTGGCCGCTCCTCCACGATCAAGCGAACGATTGGACGTCCGCGGCCGAGCTGCGAACCCAGGTCACGGTTGACGCGCTCCTGCACGGCTCCGGCTTCGCCTTCGTCAACCGCGTCGACGGCAAGCCTCGCGAACTCCTTCGCCTGAATCCGACGGCAGTCAGTGTTCAGCTCGATCAGGCCACTGGTGAACCCGTCTACCGCCTCACGGCGGCGTCGGGACAGCGGACGCTGTCCCGCGCGGACGTGCTGCACATCCGCTGTTCGCTGTCGCACGACGGCATCAACGGCGAAGCGCCAATTAAACTGGCTCGCGAGGCGATCGCACTCGCAATGATTTTGGAAGAGCATGGTTCACGGCTCTTCTCAGCAGGCGCTCGGCCATCGGGCGTGCTTTCGACAAAGAAGTCACTTGGCGAACAGGCCCTCGCGAATATCCGGAAGGTCATCGAAGCCCAACACACCGGCGAGGGAAAAAGCGGAAAGACCCTCATTCTTCCCGACGACTTCACGTTCGCGGCCATGGCGCTCAACAGCGTCGATGCGCAATTCCTGGAGCTGCGCAAGTACGCGATCGAGGAAATCGCGCGCGCGTTTCGCGTCCCGCCACACATGCTCTATGAGCTTGGCCGCGCCACGTGGGGCAATGCCGAAGAGCTAGGCGCCGCGTTCCTCACCTACAGCCTCATGCACTGGGTGAAGGCTTGGGAAGGTGCCATTCGGCGCACGCTATTCTCCGAAGAGGAACGCAAAACCTACTTCGCGGAGTATCTGGTCGACGATCTCTTGCGCGCCGACATCGCGGCTCGTGCCGATGCTTACCAGAAGCTCATATCGGCGCGCGTGCTCAATCCGAATGAATGCCGCGCGATGGAGAACCGCCCACCCTACGACGGCGGCAACGAGTTCCTAAACCCCAACACGACGTCCACGGCGCCCGCTGAGGGAGCCAGCGCATGAAAGGCGTCGGCTTCACCATTGAACTCGACACCAAGGCCATTGCCGAGGATGGCACCTTTGCTGGCTACGCCAGCACGTTCGCGGATGCAGATCTCGGCCGCGAGGTGATGGTGAGCGGCGCTTTCAAAAAGTCGCTCGATCAGCGGCCAACGGAAAAAGTGAAGATGCTCCGGTCGCATGATCCGTCCGAACCGATTGGCGTTTGGACGGAGGTCAAGGAAGATTCAAAAGGGCTTTTCGCCCGCGGTCGATTAATCCTGGATACCCTCAAAGGGCGCGAGACATACGCGCTCATGAAGGCTGGCGCGCTAGACGGGCTCTCCGTCGGCTACCGCACGATCAAGGATCGCTTCGATCGGGCGAAGGGAATCCGCTTCCTTCAGGAAGTGGAGCTCTTCGAAATTAGCGTCGTCACTTTCCCCATGAATCCAAGGGCGAGCATCGCTTCGGTCAAGGGCGACCATGACCGCGCGCGCTTGCTCATCGGATCGATAAACCGCGCCGCCGAGGCGCTACGCGGCTAAGGAGGCCGGCAATGGAACGCATTGACCCGCGTGCGCTGGAGACGAAGAGCTTCATTCCGCTGGAATTCAAGGAAGAAGAGCCCGGCACCGATCCGGTTGCCCAAGCCGTCGACGCTCTCACCGCTCAGTTCGGCGACTTCCGGACGAAACACGAAGGCCGGATCAAGGAGCTCGAGGAAAAAAGCCTCGGCGGCTTCAAGGATCGCCTCGACAAGATCGAAGTTCGCCTGAACCGGCCGAACGATCGCGCGTCGACTGAGAACGAGCTGACGCCCGAGCAAAAAGCCTTCATTGGCTTTCTTCGCCACGGGCGCGAGGCCCTCAGCGTCGAGGAGGTGAAGAGCCTCATCGTCGGCGATGACACCAAGGGCGGCTATCTCGCGCCCCCGGAATTCGTCGCCGAAGTCATCAAGGAACTGGTCCAATACTCGCCGGTCCGCCAGGCGGCCCGTGTCGGCACGACCTCCGCCGGCTCGGTGATCCTGCCCAAGCGCACGGGACGCCCCACCGCTCATTGGGTTGGTGAGACGGAAGAGCGCACCGAAACGGAATCGGCGTATGGCCAAGCCGAAATTCCGGTGCATGAGGCTGCTTGTTACGTCGACGTCAGCCTGAAGCTCCTCGAAGACGCCGCGGTGAACGTTGAGGCTGAAGTCCGCTCCGACCTCGCGGAAGAGTTCGGCCGGCTCGAGGGTGTGGCCTTCGTCAACGGCAATGGCGTTCAGAAGCCGACTGGCTTCATGCAGCCTGCCGGCATCGCGTACACGCCCAACACGCACGCGACGGACCTGAAGACGGATGCCCTGATCACCCTCATGTACGCGCTTCCGGCCTACTACCGGAACCGCGGCACGTGGATGATGAACGGGCCCACGCTCGCCGCGGTTCGCAAGCTCAAGGACGGCCAAGGCAACTATCTGTGGCAGCCGAGCTTCCAGGCCGGCCAGCCGGAAACGATCCTGGGCCGCCCTGTCGTAGAAGCGGTCGACATGCCGGACGCGACGGCCGGCAATTTCCCTATCGCTTTCGGCGACTTCGCCGCCTACCGCATCTATGACCGCGTGGCGCTGTCGGTGATGCGCGACCCGTACACGCAGGCCACCAAAGGCCTCGTGCGCTTCCATGCCCGGCGCCGCGTCGGCGGAAATCTGACGCTCGCCGAAGCGATCCGCAAACTCAAAATGTCGACGAACTGAGGAGGCACGCACCAATGCGCGACCTTGCACACAACATCGCGATCAGACAGAGCCTCGCGCCTGCCGTACGCACGGCGAGCGCCGACGGCTCTGAGATCGACCGCGCCGGCTTCGAGAGCGTCACCTTCGCGGTTCATGTCGGCGACTGGTCGGACGGCGCACACGCCGTTTCGGCCGAACACCACGACGAAGGCGGCGATTGGGAAGCGGTGGCCGCTGGCGACTTGATAGGCGCAATGCCCGTCGTGCAATCGAACGGCGAATCGCCCGAGTTAGGACTCAACGCCAACGCCACCGCGGCCATCGGCTACATCGGCGACAAGCAGTTCGTCCGCCCCAAGGTCACCGTGACCGGAAGCCCCGGCACCGGCGCCTTCATCGGCGTCGATGTGATCCTTAGCCACGCACACGATCGGCCCACAGCTTAGGAGCTAGGCGCCATTCATTGAGGGCATTTCGGCCTGCCCGATAACGGAAAGCTCGTCTCTCCGGCGCCTCCCCAGCCTTGGGGCAAACGGGAGTCAAGGCGAGCAAGGTCGAGAGCACCGGCGCTCTCCAAAGGCGCGAAGGGCTCATGGGCGGGACGCTCTGCCCCTTGGGGCGTCCCGCCACCTTCGAGGATGGAAATGCGCCTGCGAACCGGCCGTACACGCTATCGATACGACCAAGCCCGTCCTGTGCTGCAGGTCGAGGAAGCCTTCCTGCTTTCCACGCCAGGCGGCCCCATGGGCTTCGTGAGCGCGTGGCGTGACGCACGCCCTCATGACATCGCGGAAGGCCCTGGTAGCGCGGAAATAGGCATGGCGGCCGATTTCCTGTGGGATCTACCGCCGCTGAGGGTGTCGACATGCCAATGAAGGCACCCCGTATCTGCGGCTGCGGCTACCGGATCGCCGCCGACCAGGCGTGCCCTTGCGAGCGCACGCGTGCGCAGGAACGAAAGGCCCGGCATGACGAGCGCCGGCCATCAGCTCGTCAGCGTGGCTACACCGCGGAATGGCAGCGAGAGGCCAGAGCGTTTCTGGCCCGTCCGGAAAACCATTACTGCGTTTGCGGCTGCGGTCGGCGCGCTGACACGGTCGACCACATCAAGCCGCACCGTGGTGACCGCGCCCTCTTCTGGGATCGTGCGAACTGGCAGCCGATGGCGTTTGGTTGCCACTCCTCAAAGAAGCAACGCTCGGAACGCTCATCCGCAAAAGGAAAGACGGACGCTTTCGCGTCCGTCTCCCGGCTTTCACCATGAGCTACTGCAAGTTCGATAACAGTAGCGCGACGATGGCCAACGTGATCGCGATCACGTGCAGCACAAAGGGCACATCCATTGTGTGCTCCTATGTTTGGTCCGGCACGGTCCTTCATCTAATAGGTGCGCGCCAACTTATCGCACCGTTAAAAGCTAGAATTAAAATTAACCGACCGCTACCCCGCCCCAACTTCTCACTCGGCCGTAGTTGCGTAATACGCGTAATGCGAAGACGCATCCGGACTGGCGTCAGCACCCTTCCCTTAGCACGCATACGACCGGGGGGGTATCGTCAAACTTTCCCTCGGCTACCCGGACCGGCGGGGGTTCCATTCCGCGAGATTTATTTGAATTCGGTCGCCGGAATTCGGGGGCAGCGATGATACTGGTTTCCCTCGAGCAACCCAGCGTCCATGCGGTCTCCCTCGAACAGGCGAAAGCCCACCTTCGTGTGGATCACGCCAACGAAAATGATTTGATCGATGCATACGTGAAGGCCGTAAATGCGGAAGTGGAAACCTTCCTAGGGCGAGCCCTGATAACCCAGCGGTGGGCGCTGAAGATTAATTCCGCATTTCCGCGCACGATCGAGTTGCCGTTGCCGCCTTGCCAGTCTGTGCAGTCGATCATGTACCTCGATGCGAGCGGCGATCTGAAGACGCTAGAAGCCTCCGACTATGCCCTCTCGGGGTTGAACGGGGACTGCAAGGCGGAGATCGCGCCCGCGCCGGGAAAAAGCTGGCCGCGAACGCTTGCCACAGCTGAAGCCATCACCGTCGCCTTCACGGCCGGCTATCCGCCAAGCGGGGAGAGTCCTGCGGACCCCGCTGCGAACGTGCCGGCGCCAATCAAAGCAGCAATCCTCGAGCTAGTGGCCACGCGGTATGCCTATCGCGAGTCAGTGACCGCCGGGCAAGGCTTTTCATCCCTCCCCATCTCCGCGCGATCCGCGCTCGATGATTTCCGGGTTTGGGGCTTCTGATGGCGTCCCGTAGTCGCGTGACAGGATATCGCGAAACCATAGCCGCATTTCGCGAGCTCGCCAGGTACGTCGCGATTCCTGCAAACGAAGCAAGCCGATACGCATTAGCGCCCACGCTGGCCGCGGCAAAGGCGAATGCGCCGAAAAGATCGGGCCTATTGCGTAGGTCACTCACCATCCGTCGCTCTACACGAGGATCGAAGCTCAAGCCTCGGCACTACGTAGGACCGGATAACAGCGTAGTTGGCCCAAAGGGAGAGAAGCCGATCAAGTATGCCCATATTGATGAATTCGGGCGCGCTCCGAACAAAGATGGCAAAGGCCGCGTACAAGGCACCCGATTTCTCACACGCGCGTATGAGGAAACTAAAGAACTAGTTGTGAAGCGGTTCGGCGAACGCATGGGCCCCGCGATTGAAGCGCGCGCGGCAAAACTCGCAAAAAATGGAAAATTGTGATGCCGGCCGCGGGAAAAATGGACCGTCGCATTTCGATTCAGCGCCTTGTGCAAACGGGGGTTAGCGAGCTGAACGAGCCAATCTTTTCGTACCAAGAGGTGCGAATAGTGTGGGGTGCAAAAATCCACAAGAGCGAAGATGAAAAGTTCGCGTCTGGGCAGCGTTACGCCGTGCGAGTGGTCACCTTCCAAACCCATTACATGCCCGACCTTACAGAGACCGACCGGCTGGTGAGCGAGGGCGTCACCTATGACGTGAAGGGCATCCGCGAATTGGGGCGCCGGGAGGGCTTGGAAATCGCCGCGGAGGCCCATCCGTGACCTATGCGCGGAAGAAGAGCCGAGTTGAAGCCGATCGCAGGTGGGCTGGCAGCGGTTCCCCCGCCACCTTCGGACTTGCCTCGCGAGATGCACGCGGAGTGGAACACCGTCGCTGCAGATCTTCAGCAGCGCGGACTCCTAGCGGCGTCAATGCTCGGCGTCCTTGCGTCGTACGTGACCGCCGTCTGGGCGGTGGCGGCATGCCGCAAAGCGCTCGCCACCGACGGGTTCTTTGTGAAGGACAAAAACGATCAACCGAAGCCGCATCCGGCCGCCGGCATGCTGTCGAAGCATCAAGAGATTGTGGCTCGGCTCGGTGCCGAGCTCGGACTTACGCCCGCCGCGCGGTCGCGCAAAGCGCTCCGCGGTCAGGAGCCACCCCGTGACGAAGACGACGCGTCCGACTTGGGCTTTTGATACCAGCCCAATCGATGATCCCTTGGGTCACGGCGAGCGTGCCGTGAAATTTTTTCGAGCGCTCCGTCATCCTCTGTCCTTGGAGAAGGACCGGCGTTTCGGGTTGCCGCGCTTCTGGGAAAGGACCATCCGCCGAATCTATGGACCTCGCCATCCGGACGGCCGAAGAGTCGTGCGGACCGTGTTCATCATGATCCCGCGCGGCGCGCGAAAGACGACCACCATCGGCGGTGGTCTCGGGTTGCTTCACTCAGTTGGATTCGAGAAAGTGCCCATGGGGCAAGTGCTTCTGGGCGCGGGGTCGGAGGATCAGGCTGAGTTCGCGTTCGATGAAGCAGTCTCGATGGTGCGGGCCACGCCCAAATTTCAACGCAACGTGAAAGTTCGCGGCGATTACCTGGAGCATCCGGAGTTCGGCTCCCAGCTGAAGGTGCTCACGGCCGAGGGCGACCTATCGCACGGATCGACGCCGGCCGCCGTGTTCCTCGACGAGCTCCACGTCCTCAAGAATCGCAAACTGTGGCGCGCGCTGAAAACCGGAATGGTGAAAAGCCCCGGAGGCCTGCTTGTCATCACCACGACCGCCGGTCGCGGCCAGACGGGACTAGCCTGGGAGGAATACCAATACGCCCGCCGCGTCGCGCTCGGGGAAATCGAAAACCCCGCCTACCTCGCGATCATCCTCGAGCCTCCGGCGGGTGCTGACTGGCAGGACGAAGAACTGTGGCACCTCGTCAATCCGGGACTGGCCGAAGGATTCCCCGTTCTTGACGAAATGCGGCAGGCGGCCCTCGAAGCGCGCGAGAAGCCGGCGGAGCGCGACGACTTCAAACAATTCAATTTGAATTTCTGGCTAGATCGCTCGCTGTCGCCTTTCGTCGAGATGGCCGTATACGACGAAGGCTCGTTGCCCGTCGACGTTGAGAAGTTAAGGGATCAACCGTGTTGGATCGCCGTCGACCTCGGTCTCAATACGGATCTCACCGCAGTGGTGGCTTGCTGGCGGGACGGCGATGATGGTTATGCCGTTGCAGCTTGGTTCTTCTGTCCTGAAGACAACCTGCAAGGTCGCGCCGACCGGGACAAGGTCCCCTACCCGCGCTGGGCGGAGGAAGGATTCATCATCCCCACCCCCGGCAACGTCACTGACTATCGCGCCGTCGAACAGCATCTGCGCAGCCTCTGCGATCAGCTCGACGTCCGAGAGATCGCATTCGATCCGGCCTATGCCCAAGCCGTCATGGGGCCACTCACGGAAGACGGCTATCCGACCGCGACCATGCGCCAGGGCTGGTTCACGATGGCCCCAGCGATCAAAGAACTCGAGCGCGCGATTATCGGCCGCCGCTTCCGCCATGGTGGGCACCCTGTACTGCGCTGGTGTTTCGAAAACGTGTCGATCGAAACGGACAGGGCCGGCAACAAATCCTTCCACAAAGGAAAATCGCGCGATCGGATCGACGGCGCCGTAGCCGCGGCGATGGCAGTGGCGCGCGCGAGCACAGGCGATTCAGGGCGATCGATCTTTGACCAAAGCATCAATCCGCAAGACTTTCTGGTGGCGCTCTAATGGCCGCGCAAGTTGGATCGATTTACGTCAGCCTGAGCGCGGATCTCCAGCGCTTCGTCGCCGATTTCAATAAAGCCGGCAGGACCGTCGACGATTTCGGCAAGCGAACAGAGAGATTCGCGCAGCAAACGGACGGCTCAATCGGCCGCGCGTTCGGTGCACTCCGCCAGCGCGCAGAGGCGTCGACCGCCTCACTTGGAACGCTAGGCATCGGGCTGCGTGCCCTTGGACCAACCGGCATCGCTGTAGGAGCTGCAATCGCTGTTGGCGCGCTCGCACTTCATGAGTTCGATAGACGGGCGCGGGAATCCATAAAGGCGCTCAGTGACCTCAAAGATGCTGCCCAGGTGGCAGGCCTGTCTACCGATGTGTTTCAAGCGCTCGGCCTTGCCGCCGGAGAGGCCGGCGTATCAGCGGACAAATTCTCCGAGGCTATGGGCAAGTTCGCCGTCAACTCGGAGGCTGCCAAGGAAGGGACAGGCGACCTCTTCAACGCACTAAGGGGAATATCACAGAAGCTCGCGGACGACTTCCGCCGGGCGACTGATCAAACCGAGCGGTTCAAGATCGTTCTGGAGGCTTCCGCGAAGGCCGCCACTGATGCGGAACGAGCCTCATTTGCAAGGGTGGCTTTCGGCCGAGGCGGACTAGGAATGGTTCGCACCCTCTCCGACATCAATGAAACTGGAGGCTTCGATCAGGTCATACAACGTGCCCGCCAGGCTGGAGCGGTAGTTGATGCAGAGCTCATCAAACGCGCCGAAAAGCTAGGCGATGAACTTGAGACTGCGGCAAAAATCGTCTCCACGAACCTCCATTCCGCATTCGCAACAGTCGCAACATCGAGCGGATTTGGTCGCATTGAAAAATGGGTCGCGGATCTGTCCGTCGGCGCCCGGCGCTGGGTCGAAATCGCTCTTGTGGCGCCACGCGAACGGTCGTCTGACACCCTGGATCTGCAAATCGAAAAGGCGCGAGCTCAGTTGCGAGAGCTTTCGTCTCTGCAGAATTCCCTGAATAAGGATCAAGAGGCGACGCGCGTAGCCCAATACGATCGCATGGTAACGGAATTGCGCCGCCTAATTGACGCGCGCGCCGAGATAGCAAAAGGCCAACTAGCGGAAGGCCTAAAGGCCGGAAAACGCGGCGACTTCTCCGCGTGGAGTAGCTTCTTCTCGGACAAGCCGGAGCCCACTTCAGGACCAACACGCAATGCCGAGCTTGAGGCAAAGATCGAGCGCGACCGCCTCCGCGAGCGAATTGGCGCGCTGGGAGAGCTCGCCACAGCGCAAGATCAAGTTCGATTGAAGGAGCTCGACCTTATCGACGCGACCAAGCATGGCGCAATTTCCGCAGCTGATGCGACACGCATAGTTGAAGGTTAT